GCCAGGATGTCCGCCGCCAGGACATCATCAAACGGTGCAATCGTCATGTGCCGTCGCCCTCTCGTGCCGCGGGCATTATGGTATCGATTGCGGCGCGAAAAACCCAGACTGGAACTGCACCAGAGGCGGCATCAGCACGGCGTAGAGCGCGTCAGTCGTAGTGACCGGGTAATCAATCGACAGCAGGATGTCCCGCCGATACGTGTCCGATGGCGTGCCCTCGTCCAACAGGTAATCGTTGCCGACGATCACCCGACCACCGGTACCGTCCGGCAGGGGTAGGCCATTGGTGTACGTGCCGTAATAGACCTCCATCTGCTCGACCACGCCCGAGATTGCATCGCCCACCAGGTCTCGGTTCTCGATCGAATTGGCCCAGGTGATGATCTGCAGCTCGCGGCTGCGCCGGCCGATCTCGGTGATCGTGGTGCCGCCATTGCCAGTGAGCGATTGCAGGCCCAGCACCCCCTGCACCAGCGACGTCAGCGTGACGACTGCCCCCGTGCATGTCGCGGTCACCCAGGTCGACATGATGCTATCGGCGTTCACGGCCGCCGCCAGCGCCGCGGCAATGGTCGCCGGCGTGCTGGTCGCCGTGCCTGATGCGGTGACAGCCCACAGCGTCGTCTGCACTCCCGTCGACGCGGCTGCCGCAGCGCCATTGGCCAGCACGCATGACACGGCATCACCGGGCGTTACCGGGCCCGACAGCGTGATCGTGGCCGCGCCGCCGGCCGGGATGATGGCGCCTGACACCGTGCTGACCAGCGTGGCCGGTGTCACCGTGCCGCCGATCGGCGTGGGCGCCCACCTGGTCGTGTTCCGCGACAGCTTGCGGTCCATCACCGACACCACCGCCTTGCCCTGCTGCACCATGGTTGACAGCACCTTGGGGGGCGGGAAGTCCATGCCGACGGCTACCTGCAGGCCGAGCCCGGCGGTCACCAGCGATATCTGCTGCTGCATCGCGCCCAGGATCTGGTGCACCGTCGCCATCACGCCACCTGAGAGATCATGCGTTCCAGCGCGAGCTGCTGACCCACCACACCCTGTTCCTGCCGGTACGGGTTCGCCACCACATACCGCGCGCCGTCCTCGGTGATGATCCGGTCACCCTCGGCCGCTTCGTATCCAGGCAGGAATGGCACATAGCCGTAATAGCGGGTCACTCCAGGCATGGCGGGGATGCCAGGGGGGAACATTTCGCCGCGACCCGGGCGCGCGGTCGATGACAGGCCGATCGGGATGAACGAGCCAGCAGCGCCGGGCTGGTCGAAGTTATAGACGCCACCCGTCAGCACCAGCGGCGTGCTCTGGTCATTGGCCTGGCGCCACGCATACGTGCCATCCGCCATCTTCCCAGGCGCATCGAGCGGCCGGAATATCTGGCACCGGCGATCGATGCGGGCCCCGACAGCCTTGTTGATCGGCATGTGCCAGGCCAGAGCGAAAGCATCGATCTCGTATTCGCTGCCGCCTGGAACTGCCGTCGCGCCCGTGCCGTAGCTGATGCCGGGCGAATAGGCCGGGTCCGTGCACACGAACACATCGCCCAACAGGAAGTCCGTCATGTCGGCGGTGATGTTGTACCAGAGCGTGCCCGCGTACTCGAGCGCCGACTCAATCAGCCGCTCGTTGATCCGCCGGCGCAGGATCGGGATGCCCGTGCCGGCCGATTCCCATCCGCTCGGGAAGTCACCGGATGCGGCCGCGGTGATCCGGTAGGCGCTGTACGGCTGCCCCAGCTTCTGGCCGGCTTTGCCTTTGCCGTAATCGATCTTGGCCTGGATGCTGGCGTAGGAGACCATCAGGCATACCGCATCGCGCCGCGCCGCTCCGGGAACCCCTTGCGCTTGTCGTTTCTCGGGACACCCATGAAGTCAACGAGCTTATCGACCCAGACCTGATACAGCGACATGCGTTGACCCAACTCGTTCGAGCGGCCACGCCAGACGTCAGCCTGTGCGGTATCGAGGTTGTCGCTTGCGCCGCCATAAGCAGCCTCGAGACCATCCAGGATCGGGATATAGCCGTACGTGGTCGGGCCGTTGATCCCGGTCAGTTGCGCCGATGGCGGAAGGAGCTGCCCGGGCGCGCTGACCTGGGGCGCCGACGATCCGGTCCCGCTGCACGTGATGCCGAAGGTCTGCGCGTTGGTGAACCCGACCTCAGGGATGGCCACCGCGTTCTGGCTGAACGGGCCTGTGCCATAGGGGGCCGTGGCCAGGAAGCCGTTGGCCTGCAGCGTGGCGTTCGTTGAGATCGCGCCCGCCAGGGCGTTCACCACGTTGATCCGGTTGTCGTAGCTGCCGTTCGGCGCCTGGGCGGTCACCGTCACCGTCACCGGCGCCGTCAATGGGCCACCCGAGAACGTCACCGAGAACTCGTCGCCGGCGGCAGGCTGCGGGCCGGTCAGGATCACCGCGCCATAGGCCACGCCCATCAGGCGCGCTTCCTCATCCGGGTTGAGGTTGTTCAGCCTGTACTCGAGGAAGCCGTATGCATCATTGTAGCGATACCCGGCCGATGCCGCGCCCAGCGTGCCGCCGCCCGGGCTGACACGCAGCAGGCCGATGGCGGGATAGCCCAGGTGCCGCCGAACGGCGCTCTTTTGAGTAACGGTTAGGGCCATGGCTGCCTCGGAACGTTGCTGCCGGTGTTAGGCCGTCAGCGTGGCCTCGATCGCCCGGTGCATGTCCTGGCGCAAGTTGTGCTCGGCCACATACATGGCCAGGACAATGGCGCCCAGGTTCTTTACCGCCGCGATCCGATCGAGATCATCCGCCGGGCCCTTCAGCGCACGCCTTTCCAGGCGCTTGATGTGGGCGCGCAGCAAACGGCGATGCTCGGCGATTTCTTTGTCCGTGTCGCCGCGCGGGCGCTTGATGACGTTGCGCGCCGCTTCGACTTGGCGCTTGGCAACCGCCATGCTGATGACTTTCATTGCTACCTCGTCCTGTTGGGCAGCTATGTCTATCGCCTATTGCGACTGCGCAGCAAGTTCGTTGGCGGAAAGGCGTTCGACCTGGATTGGCCCGCCTATCCAGACCGTGTGCTTGATCGCGATCGCTACCGCTTCTTCAGCCGATGCGCCGGCCGCCATTGCACCACATACGACGCTGCATGCCGTCGTTTCGCCAATGTAGGCAGGTTGCTGGGTCGGCGCTGATCGGTGCACGCTGTAGAAATTCCACACCGAGCCATCAGGTCGCATGTGAAGCGCCATGAACCCGTCAGGGCCGGCGGTCAAAGTTGGCTTGGCGTCTTCCGGGAAGCCAGCCACCGCCCATTCCGCAAAGACAAAGCAGTCGTCTTCACTGCCGCAGCAGGCCACAAGGCCGCCGTTGCGCGTCCGTTTGATCTTCGGGCTACCGCACGGGAATATCCGACCGCTCGCCACTGCCGCGCTGTCAGCAACCATTGTGCCGTTGTGCGCGACGATGATGGTCACGCGGTTGGCGTCTCTTGCGTCCCCTCGGCAGCGGCCGGAACGGACCCATCGGCTTCCGTTCCGGCCCCGTCGCCATTGCTCTCGGGGGGGGTATCGGTGCCAGCGCCCGCGGTCGATGCCGCAGGTTCGCCGGCCGTGCCATCGGTGGCTTCAAGGGCCCCTTTACCGCTGGCAGTTTCGTCGCCTACCGCACCATGGGTGTCGGCTTCATGCGACGTCGGAATCTGCCCAGGGTCACTCGAACCCTGGGCGTTGGCGTCACGCTCCTGGCTGACGCCTGGCGCAGCCTGCCCTTCGGCCTGGGTCTGCGCCTCGGTATTGGTCGGATCAGCGGGCTTCGACAGCGTTTCCAGCAGGTCCGAGAGCGAACGGATGCGCTCGATCATCCCGTGGATATCGCCCACCGTGATGCGGGTCACCGCGTCGAAAGCGTTGCTGCCGTGGGTTTCCAGGGGCAGCTTATCCGCCATGATGGCGGCGATCTCTTCAAAGCGTTCGGTGCTGATCATGCACCTTTCCAAGCACTGTGCGCTGACGATTGCAAGCGCCGATCTATTTCGCCTTGGTGATCTTCGCCAGCGCGGCCTGCTCGCGTGCCGCCAGCGCCCGGGCGTCTGCCATCAGTTTCGGATCGCGCTGAATTTCACCAGCTCGGCGTAGCGTGCCCAGCGCAGATTCTGCCGCCCACATCCGTTGCCGCGCCGCATCCGTTTTCGGTGATACCGGAAGTCCACGCGACCCGCCGCTGCTCTTACCCTTTGCCATGGGGCGATCCTCATTCCTTGCCCAGAACCGGCGGCTGCTCGCGCTTGAACACGTGCTTGCAGTTCGGGCAGCACACGATGTTGGCGACTTCCGACACCGGCACGATCGGCATGTCTTCGGCCAGCAGCACCCGGATCATATGGAGGTCATCGATGACCTTGTTCGCCGGGAAGAGTGCCAGCGTGCCGTTGGGGAGCATGACCCGGCATTCGCGCACCGTGAAGTATGGCCCGGTCGGGCCGACTGGTTCCGGAGCTGCCACGACGGGCGGCGCGGGCGGCGGCGGCGGGGCCGGCGGAATGAATGCCGCTTCGGCGATCTTGATGTCCGTCAGGATGGGGGGATCTTCGCAGGTATTGGCCACCAGGCTTGTCGCAACGGGATCTTGCAGCACTGACTGCTGGTTGGCCTTCCGCGTAAGCGATGCCTTGGTGGCCTTGGTCAGGACGCCGGTGTATGCCGCACGGGGTGGGCCGCTCGGCGGCTTGGCCTTGCTCTTTGCCGGCTTTCCCGGCTTCGGCGCGGGCACTGGCAGCGGCGTGCCGCACGTCTTGCAGTTGTTCCGCCGGGCGTGGTTCATTTCGCCGCAAGCATCGTTCTGGCATTTCTTCGTGTACCAGTCCGCGGCGCTTCGGCCAATTGCACGCGGGTCAAGTAATGCCGTGGCGTCGCTCATGAGAACCCCGATCGAATCACTCGATTGGCATGCCCTGATTGATCATTTGGGTCAAGACATCGTAGCCCAATTGATACGGCTGCCCGTAGAAGAACGACAGCACTTCACCGCCGGAACCCCAATTGAAGTTGTTGGTGGCGAATACCGGGCCGCTGCCGCCGGCCAGCGTGCCGCCGTTGCTGAAGGTCAACGTCTCGGTGTTGCCACCGCTGACCGATGCCGACAGGGTGACCATGTTGCCGATCGGCCCGTTGGCGTGCACCACGACAGCGGTCGGCGCACCGGTTCCGCTCATTTCGGCGAAGATCCCGGCCGCCTGCAAAGCCGCGCTGTTGTTGATCGCGTCCAGGATGCCTTCCGCCACGGTCGTGGTCGTGTCGGCGGTCACCACCGGATAGGTCACCGCGGCCGATCCGCCTGCCAGCGTGGGCAGCGTCGTGGTCAGCGTCACCGTGTCGCCGTTGGTGATCGAGCCGCCCACCGTGATCGTGCCCAACGCATCGACTCGCGGATTGTTCTGCAGAAATGCCGCGGGGCTCTGGTGATCGACCGTGCCGCCGGCGCCCGCAACTGAGCGATCGAAGTTCGGGATAAGCGTCGGGTTCGCCTGATTGAGAATGCCGGGCGTGCCCTGGGGCGGGAGATACGGCATAGGCTTACCTTCCTCTCGTCAGCTTGCCCGCGCCAATGGGCGTCTTCTTCTGGCCTTGGGCAGCACGGGCATCGACGCGCACCAGCGCCTGGTCAGCGCCAACGCCCCTGTCCAAATTGCGGGGGAACATTGCGGCCGCGCTGCGCGTCTCGGAGTTGGACGCGCATGTCTTCGTGGTCGGAGTGACCTTCGTGATGCGGCCGCGGGCCATTGGCTTCAGCCGCCGACCTTGCTGCCCACCACGCCGGCATAGACCGACGCGCTGCGCTCCTGGCGGCCGTCGTCCCGCGCGTGCGTGCCCGGGGCCATCGACGTCTTGCCCTCGCCTGGCAGCGTCATGCTCGGGGAATAGCCCTTCAGCTTGCCGACCTGCACCGACTCGGCACCGCGGCCGGGCGGGGACTGGCCACGCAGACTGTTGGAAATGTTCTTGCTCGGCGCCTTCATTGCTCGGCCCTCTCTGATGCTGCACGCCACAGTTACGACCGGGTTTAGCCGGCCGTCTCGATGACCAGGCTGCGCTTATACAGCGAATTGCTCGCCGTGGGGATGATCGTTGTGGTGGCGGTCGCATCGGTCGGCGCCGCAAAGCACCCGATCCAGGTCCACGACAAGCTGGCGAACTGCTGCAGCCGATCGAGGGGCGGCCGGATGATGTGCGCCACGTTGTTGACCAGGAACACTTCGCCGAAGGCGTTCACGCCCTGGCGCTCCAGCCACATGGACAGGCCCTCGAAGTTGCCCTGGATCAGATGCTCGGACCCCATGATGATGATCCGGCGCACGCGCACATTGTTGGCGCTGACGCCCGTCGCACCCGAGGAACCAGCCTGCTGCACATACGTTTCCGTGGTGGGAATGAACTTCACACCCAGCAGATCGGCAATGTCCGCATCCCGGTATTCGCCAGACTGCGACCGGCCGGCGAACAGCACCTTGAAGTCCTGATCGGCGTAGAGCTGCCGCAGCGAAGTGTTGTCCAGGGCGACGTGATAGGTGCCGTCCGGCATGGTGGGCACCGCGTTGTCGCGCAGGTAGCTGACCCCATCCAGCAGGATGCCCATGGTCAGGATGTCGCTGCCGGTGAGCTGCGCCGTGGTGGATTTGCTGTAGGGCCGCAGCATCTTCGGCGCGTTGATGGCGATCAGCGCATCGCCGTTCACCGGTGCCGTCGCCGCCTGGAACGTCAGCACGCCGCTGATGCCGTCGGGCACCGAAGAGTTGTCGGTCCCATCGGCCGCCGCGCCGGTCACCGTCAGCGTCTGGCCGACACCGCCGGCGCCGATCGCGGTCTCGAAGACCGTCAGCGTGGCGACTCCGGACACCGGGGTTGGGACACCGTTGACCAGCACCTGCTGGAAGCCGCGAATGTCGTCCACATGGCAGCTTGTCGTGGTCGACGCACCCAGGTCGGTGCGGACGCGCGAGTTGCCGCCCATGTAGGCGCTGAACAGCGCCTTGCGGGCCAACCGCTCCATCGACTGCGCCGCCTGCACACCGTTATTGCGCGCGATGCGGGTCAGGTTGTTGGCGATGGTGGCCAGGTCGCCCATCAGGTCGACGTCGGAGCTGTCGCCATACTGGAACAGCGAGAGCTGGTATTGCTCCAACGTGGCATCGCTCGGCGTCATGCCGTTGTCGAGGCCGGTGTTGGTGCTCGGATTGATGGTGTTCGTGTTCGGCGCCTTGCGGCCCGTGCGGGTGCGGGTCAGCGTTTCACCGATTCGGGCCGGCACCGTCTCCATCAGGGATTCGCGGCGATAGGCTAGGACCGAGTCCAAGCCCTCTTCAAACTCGCGCTCCAGGAAGCCGGTCTGCAGTTCGGCCTGCAATGCCGCGGGAAAACTCGTGAACTGACCGGCCATCGGGCTGGGCTCCATCCGCTGAAGGGGAGAATTTTCCCGACGTCGGCTGCGAGCCGCGGGACAGCGGAGGAACCTGCCTCAGAGGGATGAATTATCGCGGCCATCCAAGTCGCGGCCCGCACATTCGGCTCTTGGTGGCCGTCGCGGGCGCCGGGGATCTACCCATCTGCACTTCGCCGTAGACCGACTTAGCAGCGCGGAGAACCTGTCTCAATCCGCCCACTAGTGTAAAAAAGCGGACGGATCAATATGAATGTGAGATTATCGCCCTCTCAGACGACGATCCATTCCCGCCTTGTATTGGGCATACTGCTCTTTGGTCATGCCCTTGACATCGACCGCCCCCGTGCCGGTGGCCGGCGGTGGGTTCGCGGCTGATCCAGTTACAGTCGGCCGGCCGGACCCGCCGCCGACGACAGTGCTGCCGCCAGCACCAGTGACCGTGCCGCCACCGCCGGCCACCGTGGAACCGCCGCCCGCAACGGTCGATGCACCCTTGAAATACTCGGGCTTCTTCGCCTTGAATTCTGTCAGCGCTTCTTCCACGCCGGTCACGTTGCCGTCGTCGTCCACCTTGATCTTGGACCGGTCCAGAGCGGGCAGGTGCAGCAGATCCAGATCGGCCAAGCCCGCACCGACCGCGGCGGCCTTCAGCTCCGCATTGATCAGCGTGCCCTGCAGCTTGGTGATCTTGGGCGTGTGCTTGGCCGCTTCCTCGGCGATCAGCCGGGGCACATCGGCCCTGGTCGTTTCCAGGTCACGCGCCAACGTGTCGGCCCGCTCCTGTGCCTGCTGGCGAGCGACGCGCTGTGCCGCGGCTTCGGCCCTGACCTCGGCCAGTGTCTGCTGTGCTCGGCCGCCATCGCCGCCACCACCATTGTTCGGCTGCTGCTGGTGCTGCTGGTGCTGCTGGCCGCCGCCGGCGACAGTGCTGCCGCCACCAGCCACCGTGGTGCCACCGCCGCCGCTGCCGCCCCCATCGTCGGCATCACGAAGGATCATGTCGCGGAAACGGTAGCGGATGAACATGGTGGACCCCTGTCAGGTTTAGGCGGCGCCGCAGAGCGTGGCGTTGATGAACGCAGCGGCGCCAGTGAGTGTCGTCAGCCTGGCGCGTATCCAGCGCGGCAGAACAGTGAGCTGGGTCAGGCCCAGCGCGGTGATCGCGGAGCCGACCGCCGAACCGATCGTGGTGACGCCGGCCACGGTCACCGTTTCGGTCGCCGCGCCACTGACGCTGCCCGAGAACGTGGTGATGTTGGCCGGCCCCATGCCCGTCGCGTAGCCGGATGCGTTGGTGCCGTCATTCGCGAAGATCGACGGGAACGATGCGGTGATCACGCCGGCGGCGGCCTGTGCCGTCAGGCCGATTGCGGTCATGCCCTGCGATGCATTCATCAGCGCGGACAGCGCGGCACCGATCGTGGTGGTCGTGTCGCCCGCCGCCACGGTGTAGGAAACCGATGCGGACCCGCCAGGCAGGTTGCCGTTGCTGGCCTTCGCCGTCACCACGTCACCAGCGGTGATCGTGCCGCCGATCGTCAGCGTCATCTGGTTCAGCGGCTCGGCGAGCTGATTGGTCCCCAGCAGGCTGACCGACATGGTGGACATGGACCCGGAGACCTCCACCGATGCGGTCTTCGCGAATCGGCTGGGCAACCACAGGCCCTCGGTCGTGGCGACCGATGCGTTATCGAGCAGTTGCAGCCCAATATCGAACGGGCTCCCGAACTTACCTGCGACGAACGCTACTGCTGGGTCAGCCATTAGGGCACCTCGATGACCGCGATTGGATCTTCTTGCCCGACTATTTCGCCCAGATCGATCTTATAACGCAAGGTGCCTGACGCGGGGGCGTAGACCGGGAACATGGTCTTCATGCTTTCGACGGTCGCGATGTGCTCGCCCTCTTCGACCGTGGCGCCGTCATCGACCAACCATTCGCACAGGCTGGCGACGGTCGGCGGGAAGACGTCAACGGTCGCATCGGACATATGTGGTGCCTTTCTTCGGGCGACAGGCGTCGCAACCAGGGCACGATGAATCGTGTGCGTCATCTGCCCAGCGGCACCGCTCAGCGGCCAAACAATCCGCGCCTTCCAGCGCCCCACAGTAGCCGCAAGTCGCGTCCAGATGTGTGGCAAGATCAGGCAATGTCCCGCCCCTTCTCTCGCCAGTTTATAGTCAGGTTCGCGGCCTCGTGCTCGCGATCGGACGCGATCTCAACGATGATCCCGCCCGGTGCCGAACCACCCAGCCAGAACGATCCGGTGAACGTCGACGGCTGTTCCCACAGGACGTTGCCTGCCGCGTCCAGCGCGCGAGCCCGCGCCCATGATCCGCTGCTGACGATCTGGACCGAATACAATTCCGAATCGCGGCGGCTGATCCGGAACCGGCCCGGGCGCACCACCTGGATGGACCGCATCAGCGATCCAGGTGCGCTCGGCGCGTACAGGTCAATCAAATTGCGCATCATGCGCGGCTATACCGCAGTCGATATCGTTCCGCCAGCAGCACCGCCGTAATAGGTAACCGCTGCGTCAGACACCACAGGGGGACGCGGCGGCGCCCTGCCGATCCGGAGCTTGGTGCCGACCATGTTGGGGTTGCAGGCGATCTCCACCTGGCCGTCATACGTCCGCTTGACCTGGTAGAACATCGGGTGCGGGTTGTTGATCAGCCAGTGCGCCGCGACGCCGGTGTTCCAATCCTTGTTGCGGATGCCCTGCATCATGAACAGTTCCAGCCACTGGATCGCGCCAAGCGCAGCGCTGATCTTCGTTTCGGCCCGCAGGCAGAAGCGCCGGCTCGCGCGCTTGGTGTTGGTCGCGAGCATCGCCCGCTCGATGTCCTTGGTGGTTTGGAACTCAACGGAACCCATTTGCAGCCTCCCGAAGAAGTTCACCCAAGGCGCACAGCGCCACGAGATACGCGGCAGCAAACAAAAAGCCGCGTGCCACCGCGTACCAGTTCACAGGCAACGGCCACTGTGCCTCGGTGGTGGTTTGGTTCATGGTAGCACCTCCGGTGGGAACTCTTGATTGAGCCAATTGCGCAGTTCGATCAGATCGGCTCGACCGACCTTGACGATCGCAGCTTGTCCGCTTCGTTCCTCGTATGGCTCCCAATCGAGATTGTCTGCGTCGAAACAGAACCAGCCGTCGCCATTCTCCGCACCGTAGCCGCTTCGACGCACGGTCAGGCTGCCATGTTCGAATGAGTACGCGGCCGAAATTTTCGGGCCTGTGCTGGTCGGCGTTGGGATTTGGTTAGACACTTTCTGCATACTCCCGCTCACACTCGGCCCTGATATCCCGAGCATCATCATTATCACCGTAGTCGCAGTCGCCGCAGGACGCGCATTCGTGGACTGGGACGGAACACCCGCGCGATCCACTGTCATCGCACCCACACCAACGGCCGCCAATATGCTCCCACTTATGGCCCAGAACGTTGCAGGGATGGGCGCCCCCAGCCAGGACGCCAGCCTCGGCAATGAGGCGATCCAGGATCGTCATTTCGTTCTCGCTTTGAAGGGCATCCACACGATGGACCCCATGGTGTTGACGCTGCTGTGCTCGCCGGTCGCCCGCACAGTCAGCCCGTGGATGAAACCGGCATCCAGCATCCACGACCCCATGACGGCAGGGCTGGCCCGGTAGAAAGACCGACCGCGCCTGGCGCCCCACGCTTTGTGCAGGTCCATCTTTTCCTTGATGCCAGCCGGCGGGTCGAATGTCGTTCGGTGGCTGACCTCCAGGATCTGCAACTCGTCCTCGGTGAACGCCGGCGGCTCGGGCATATCGTCGTCAGGGAAAAAACCAAGCTCGTTCGGGATGCCGTCGATGAACTCGACCGTGCCGCTGCCCGCGTGGGTGCAGGCGAACGTCCGCATGGTGCCGGGCCCAGGCTCCAGCACGAACATGCCCTTGGCCTCCAGCAGCCAGCATTTGCCCCCCATCGAGGGCAGCGGGATATCGATGATCTGCGGTTTGTATCTCATGCGTCTACATTCACATCCGTTGGCCGCGGTATGCCACCGTCCAGGTTGGGCGCTGGCTCGCTGATATCGACAGGCTCTGGCGTATGCTCGGGCGCCGCACCGCGGGTATCCTCGTGCGGCTCTTCCGGGTCTTCGTCGTCGTCGTTGGGCAGGTTCATGTCCATCTGCAGCAGCAGCCAGGAACGGGCCTCTTCGACCGTCAGCAACATGAATTTGGGATCCGGCCCGGTGGTGGCCGGCGTGCCCGGCTTGGTCTGCCCATCGGCGCCGGTAGCGCCCGGCACGGCTGGCATAGCAGGGCCGGCCTTCAGCGGGTCAATCGCGATCGCCAACGCCGGAATGACCTGGGCAAGGTCGGTCGGGGTCGGTTGGAACAGGCGCGGCCAGCGGAACGTGAAGCTCGACAGGTCGATGGAC